GTCACGCTCAAGATGATCTTTATCTCGAGTCTCGATCAGGTTGCGGTCGCCAATGGCGCCCGACCGAGGTCGAGGAGAAAAGAACTTCCTGAGTGCTCCGTACCCATCTAAAGGGTCAACAGGTTTCACCTGTTTCAGTATAAGAGACTTATACTGTTCCCTTTGGAGCCTAGGGTCAGACCGCACAGCAAACGGTCCTTCCCACGACCATAGGCCGGAGAGTGCAGTCCCATAGGGGACACGCGGAATACCAGGGATTAACTCCTTAAGGAGATCCTCAACGTATTTCGCTACCAGGAACCACCCAGCGCTATACGCGTTGTTGTGGAACTGGACTGTCTTATCTATGAGCTGTACTTGACGTGTTGATTCAGGGAAAGGAACTCGGATCTTAAAGACCGAGACATCCTTTCCACGGAACCAGTCGCTTCCACAAGACTCACGGAAGAGACCGGTCGTGAAACTCTTTCGAGTATTCACTTTGAGGCCAAAAGCTTCAAGCCGTTGAATCAACATCTGTGCGACTGTCGACGGGACGATCAAATCGTCACCGTAGACGCGCATTCGGGGTAAATCCCGAACGCGCAACAGCTCCGGGGCGCAGCCTCGAGAGTCAGCTAGTGCTATCGATTCGATGATAAAGAATACCATCGTTTCGATCGGAAAGCACAGAGCTGAACCCATCGAGGCAAACTTGCGGAGAGTCACAACACGTCCTGACTTAAGCATAGCTTTTTCAGAGCGTGCTGCTAGGACCATACGCCTCAAGAGAGGAGTACAGGCCAAGAGACTCTCTACAAGTTGAAGAGAGACCCGATCTGAGGCTTCAGAGAGGTCCAGGGTGGCAAAACTGCCATCAACTGAACCCTCCTGGGCGAGAGCCCGATTAGGCTCTTGATTCATCCAGGAGAAGATTTTGGCCAATGGCCCATATCTTTCTTCTGAAAGAACCTCAGTCATTACATGGAAAATACCTTGTTGGATAAACTGTATCCAGGCAGGTTCCATTGCAATGATTCGGGGACTCTTCAGCGTCTTAGGGACGGTGGTCACCCTAACAGGGGGCTCATCTTCCCTAGCTAGGACTGTGAAGTCCTCACCGAAATCAATGATTTCATGAGGATTCACTGCAAGGTCATCCCACCAGGGGAAGACGCTTTGCAGCCTCTCAGTCCAGGTGCGAATAGAGAAGCGGGAGTTATATGACTCCCGAGTCGCTAAAGCACCTGAGGAGTGTCTGGGTTGCCACTCGCCTCGATAAAGGCGAAGCTCAACATCAGACAAGTAATCTCCCAACAGATTTCTACTCACGGTGGAGAAGAGATCTAGGAGATCGCTATCTAACTCCTCTAGCTGTGCATCGGTCTGAA